AGTGAAATTTGCAGAAGCATTTACCGAACTATCTATGCGGACACCATAAATTTTTGCACCGCCTGACAATACAGCAGATGCACTTGTCATCCAAACAGTGAACTTACCAGCGTTCCAGTCTGTTGTAGGACCTGCGCTAGTTGTTATCGTTACAGCCTCGTCACTTTCTAGTAATCCCCAGACTGCTGAACCGCTACCTGTTGAGTCTATGTTTTTTTCAACTTCCATAGTTGCCCATACTGTAGCCCAAGAGTACCCACCACCCAATGCAAGTGTTACCGCTTTGTTTATGGTTGTCTGGAAAATACCTGCCGCCCCTACATAATCGGTAGTGTTGTATAATATCCCCGTACCTGTTGACTTCATCTCTGTGCATACCCGAAGTCCGGTATAACTCAAAGTAAGATCAACACCAGCATCGGTTGCAGGAAATGACCGCTGACCGATCTCTATTTCGCTGTCAAAGAACTGTAAGGATTTTGCTGAAGCATCCCACTGAAAATAATCACCAGCGGTGTTACTCCAAGCCTTAAAATCAATACCATAACCTGTTAGCCCAAGTATCAACGCAGTCTCTACTGCTGATGATTTTCTGTAAATATTCGCATTTCCTGACGAATCTGTAATTCCTTTATAAGTTTGAGTAGCCATTTTATCTTCTCCTCCCGATAGCCCATGTAGCCACAGCTATCAGATAGTTTTTGTTTTTGTTTTTCTAATCATTTTGTCTCTAGGGGGCATTTCCAGCCCCTTTTCCCCCTTTTCTGATTTTAATTCAGCAGTACCATCTTTTATCAGGTCATCAGCTTGTTTATCATCCAAAAACGATAATTGATGACCCGGTTGAAAATGAAGGTACCGCTTTTTTAATATCACGATTTTCATTAACTATATGCCTCTGGCGGCGTTTCTCCGCATACTTTCATATCTAGTAATGCAACCGCGCTTATCAAATCAGTAACGCTCCCGGTAGGATCTGAAAACACCACCGTAAAGTAGTCGTAACCTTCGCCCAACTCGATCGGGTCGAATTCGATACTATAAAGTGAGTTTGCTGTCGCTAACGACATGGTATCACTCGTAACATCCGTTCTCGTAAATGTCTTAGTTGGGCTTGCGTCTTCACCATAGGATGCCGATACATTTGTCTCCACCATAGTCTGAGACCAGTCAGTCCACTGAGTGGCACTCCCTGCGGCGGCTGTTTTTGCTTTGTTGATCGTTATTGATGATGCGGCGCCCATCGCACCTGTAGAGACCAATATTCTGATATGCTCTGCATCTTTTGTACAGATATAGTTACCTGTCTTTCCGCCATCTATATTCTGCGGAGAGATCAGGTTTACGAATAATTGTTTTTGATGTCCTCTAATTGAATTTGCCATTTTTATTCACCTCTGTTTTTTTTGATATATATTAACTAAGCACTACGTAAGGACTCAGATAACTTGTAGTGGCATATCTTGGTGTCAAATATGATTTCCATTTCGGCCTTGCATCGCAGTAGTAGACCAATCGGATGGTTGTTTGGTCAGTGAGAAAATACACGTGAGGACTTACATCAAAAGTAGGTCCTGTTGACATTGATGCCCTCAAATACTGAGAGGGATCCACAAGGATTAAATCGCCTTTTGTTCCTAATGCTTGGCAGAACTCCGTATATATAATTCTTCTGTTCAGTAATGTTTCAAATGGCTGGTTACCATCTGAAAACTGGTAAAGCGGCACACCTGAAAAACCAATAACTATATGCAACTTCCTGAGTTCTGTCTTGCAGTTGTGATTGGCAAGCCAAACACCTTTACCTCTGTCATAAAAAGCCAAGTCCATTGCTAATACGTCATCACTCTCTATGTGTGATGCGGTTGTCCTTGATACGGTGATTCCCGGACCACCAGTAGCGGGTGTCGCTGTTATGTATCCCATAGGCTCGCCAGCCCCGATACCATTGATGGCTTTATCTGCTAAAAGTCCAGTTAGTGCCATCCCCATCATCTCGCGTAACATGGCTTCAACTGATACAGGACTGAATAAAATCATTTTATTCGATGGCGCACTTGCCAGTTTTGCGGATTCCAAACTGAGTTTGATTGATCCGAATGTTGGTCGGCGCTCATTAATCGTGTCTAATTCGCCTTGGAATGATGCGTATATGCCTCCAAAGTAATATCCAGAGCTATGGTCCCAATTTTCAGGCGTTGGGAATTCTATCGAGGGCACTGACATCGGAATATTTGTCATTTGATCCCAAAGTCCTGTGTCTTTTAGAGCTTGATCGACTAGAGGCCCCCCTATCCCTGGGGGAATAAGTGCGCCGCCATAAGTGTAATCTCCTGCTACGGGGCCGGTACCTGCTTTCAGTATTTCATTCTTAATTTTGGCTTGATATTCGTTTAGTTTCTTTATGCGCGGGTCAACAGCATCATGTCTACCATCTTTTTTCAAAGCATCTGCTTGAAATTGATTGACCACGAATTCGCCTAAATTACCGAATCCGAACTTGCCATCTTCCTTTTCTGTGCTTTCAAAGAGCTTCCTACTTGCAAGTGCCTTATTGATCGACTCGAGGCTTTCATTCATTTTTGCATTCTCAGCCTTTATATCATCGATCTCTTTTTTTGTTTCTTCATTCATCGGCAGCTTATCAAGTTTTTTGAGATAATCCTCATTCTTCTGAATTCCATCAATGAGTAAAGGAAGCGTTTTTTCTGCTATCTGCTCAATCGTTAATTGCGGCATTTTTATCATCTCCTATTATAATTCAATTTCAAATTCCTCTGCGTCATCTCCAGTTCCGACTGATACTTCCACGAGATCATCGCTAGTATCTCCATCATCCCCTGATACGTCATCCTCGACCTCGATCAATTCGAGGTCACTATTTTCGTCTATTTCAATATCATATAAGTCTGCTTCATCTATGTTTGGATGTTTTATTGACTCAAGTGCCTTTATTCGGCTTTTCATTATTTCTATATCGTCTTTAACCTCAAATATAAAAGGTGATAATTCAAAGTTTAATTCTTCAATAATGATTGCCTTATCAAACATTTCTTCAAACTCTTTACCTATGTCGGAATGGTCCGCAAACCATTTCTTAGCTTTCTCTAGCGTCCATCCTTCTGACTTCTCAAATATAAGTGTCTGCATAACCATTGACCCATTACCATTAGTCAGTTTGCCAACAACAGCCTTAACCTTTGGACTTGTACTTGGTAATGGGATCGTCCTGAATGATCCTTCAATAAATAGTGAAGGATCCCTTAATCTATGCCTGAAACTCGCTGATGTTTCATCCCATCCGGGCTTTGTTATATCTTTTGTTTCCTCTATCAGGTTATCAAACCAATCCTTCATCTGCTTTGTCTTGATCAGTCCGCTTTCTAAAGCTTCTACTAAAGCTCCAGGATGCGCTGGCACTACTACACAACTAATTTCAAGTAATTCCTGTTTGGTATAAGTACGTCTTGGTGACTTTGTATCTTCTGGCTTTGCGTCAATCCATTCTTTTGGGTCAAATCCTACACTAAAAGCATTCATATAACCTTCACGATATAAATAATATGTTTCATTGCCTGATGCTGTATCAGCGAATTGCGGCTTGAATAGCAAACCTTCAGGATTTTCTGATGGTGAAGGTTTTGTCCAGATAGATTTTGCGACTGGCGGATTCCTGTAATCGTGGAATAGAGGAACAACAGGATTTTTCTTGAAGTTTCTCAAATCCCAACCATCTGCTTTCAAGACTTCTCTATCACGATCTATTCCTTCTTTTGATGCCCATGCAGTGAAGGATCGCTCGTTATCATTGAAACTCTTTATTTCTGCTGATTCACCAACTATAAATTTGTATAATGGTTCTGCCATAAGATCACCCGCTTTGAGTGCCGGTTAATAACCAAAAAAAAGGACGCCGGTTAAGCGTATTTCAGGCTTATTAACCGGCGTCCTTTATAAGTTTTTAAATATCTATGTTAGAAAAATACACTCCTTACCGAATATTTTCTTATTATCATCTTCAGAAAACCTATCAGAAAAAACCCGCTTATTTACTAAACCAATTTCAAATTCCCATTCAACAGTCCCACAAACTGGCATATCATCAGGATATGGCTCAAGAGCCTTAATTAACTCAGCCTTTGTCATAACTCTCCCTCTTCTATTCTCTCTATGATTCTTTATCTTCCTCTCGTTTTTGCCTTCGTTTAGCCGGAAGATTAAACAAAGCATTACTAATAGTCTCTGCGAACTCTTCTGAGATTATCAGTTGACCATGATCGCCGTCCTCTATTATGCTCATAAGACAATGCTCCCATCCATCTTGATTGTATAAACTTAAATTGTTGGGAATATTATCTTTTTGTGATTCCTCTGTCCAATTTATCTTTTTATCTGGACTATAAGCCTCGATGTATTTAATTATCTTCTCTAAATCATCTTTTGGTGATTCTGATTCTTTTATAACCAATCCAAAATTACATTCACATGATTCCGTTTGATGTCGTGTTTCCATTCTTACAACAAAAAATTTCATCTTACATATCCCCCTTATTTTATCCTTACCCATTGACCGAGAAAAGCATATATTTTAGCACCCTCAAACACAATTGGTATGAGGGTGCATCTGCAAAAGGGTGCAATGGCGAATGACGTATATCCTCATAGCTAAATGTAAACCTTATTGATCCCGCCTTCTGATACTTGTTATATACTTCATAGATAAACTTATCATGAGCGGTTGTGATCTCTATGCCTTTTAATATCTTCTCAGGCTTCGGCAATTCCAGAACATCACCACGATTGAAATAGTTTGTACCAACAGGTATAGGATCTCTGCTTCCCATTTCTGCACACCAGGGACATAACCTTTCATCATGTGCGCATAACCACTTCTTGCCCTCTACAACCCCGCTTTGTATGTATCCCTGCTCCGCTCCTTCGTTTAACCCCCATATAGCCTCTGTCCTTGCTATCCTAACAGACCTAAACTTACTCATGTTGGAGTATAATAATCGTATCTTTTTCTCTAGCTGTGGTATACCATCCCCAGCTTGTATGCTATCAGTTATAACCCTATGTAACAAATCTCTTGTCTCATTGATAACGCTATCACTAAAAAGATTCGACTTGTTCGTGACCGCTGACATGACATTCGGGTTTAATACGTCAAACGATACACCCACTTCAAGTGCTTCTAGCTCCAATGATGCCCATGCAGTCATTATGCCCGGAAGTTCTAGTTGGCCGAACTCGTTATAGATGATCCTGTATTTATTCCAGTCCGCTAAATTGTTCTCGTCTACATACCCAATGCTTTCATCCGCTTTGACCGACTTTCGATTCAGATTGGATAAAATGTCATCAAGCTGGTTATCAAAGACCTCACGGAGTTTAACACGGTATTTGCGTTGTGGCTTTTCTGATGTCTGTACAAACAGATTCCACCTATCCTCAAGTTTAGTCTTGATGTAGTAATCGGCTACTGAACGTATGATAAGCGGATTTGTGATAAGGCTACTTCGTGTCATTTTATTATATTTAGAAGTTTATTGCTAAATTTAACTGTGTTTCTAATCTCGATATCTCCATAATATCTCCCCCTTACTTCTTCTCTAACTCCTCTTTAACAGCCTTCGCAAGCGCCTTGCCTTCTTGCTCTGCCCCTACTTCACCTATCGGAACACCATGATACATCGGGTAATCAATGCCCAAAGGCTCATCATTCATCATAGCACGTACTTGATCTATTGTCCAGATACCATTATTGACATATTCAGTATTCTCCTTGAGCTCCAATTCCCTGTTGGCTGGCACCGGATCCTCAAATGCTATAAACTTATTCTCGCTATTCGGAAACATCGGGATAAAACTCTGGTTCATTGCTTCTTGCATATTCTCGCACAATGGCTGTAAAGAATACATTGCAAGCTCTGTTTTCAGCGCATCCTGCGCCGCCCTGCTGGATTCACGCTCAAGCATTCCCACGGGGATACCGAATACATTGCAAATCAATTCACGCTCTAGCTTACGATTCGTGACAAATGGCAAATCTCTTGCATTTCCTGATAAGTCTATCGTCTTGAGATTCCCCGGCAATACTGGCATTTTGTCGCGCTTTGTTGTGCGATACTCTTCCATCTGTAATTGTATATTTTGTCTAACTGGCTCAGATAAAGGCATGTTCCCTTCGCTGGTTAATATCATTTCACGCCTTAACCTGTTTGCAATCAAATCAAAGAGAAAATCTGTCATGGCATGATCAAGTGAGACAGATTCGCAAGCGGCTTTTGTTGGAGAGAACCCTGCCGTCCCAAGTGATGGGTTGAAATATGTAAAATGGACGATCTCGCTGGCTTCGTAAATTACTTCAATTTTGCCATCCTTGTATTCATAGCTGATAATTTCTCCATAAGTTTCGCTGTTATCTGTCAAATCCATTATCGGCTTCATGTATTGCGGGAGAACAAAAAATATCTGGAATGGAGTGAAACCCTTTCTCACATACCAATAAGCATCGCCTGCTATGTCAAGATGTGTTATCGTGCCTAGTTTTAAGTGACTTTGATTATGGAGCGAGTTGACTTTGCGTAAGAGATCAAGGATGGGATCGGATGTGATTTCTACCATATCGGTAGCACTGGAGAGCGATTTTTCAAGTGATGGCAAGCTAAAAAGATAATCTTTTTGTTTTGTGGTAGTTTCTTTTGCTCTTTGGGATTTCATATCAGTTGTATATAGCTTCCATTTTACGGCCGCCACACCTTTTGCTCTACGCTCAATACAACTGTATATCGTGCCATAATAACCTTTGAAAAGTTCTGCTATGCTGTGTCCAGAAATAAAGCGCCCGCCTTTTTGCCAGCTTAGAAGATATGATAAGTAACCCTCAAAATCCCCCCAAGCTGATTGTATTGTATTCGGAATAGAGGCTTTTTTCTTGAATCTGTCAAAGAGTTTCATAATTACACCAAAAAAACTATTGGGTCTGAGTAACTCAATCTCGTATACAAAGCATAACGTTCACAGTCCTGTAAATGAAAATTAGGCAATGGTTCTTCAAGCACATTGCCATTTTTATCTTCTTTACGCTTATATGTTCTCTTTTCTCTTAAATGATTCTCCGAACAAGAGGCTATCTTTGGTCTTTGTCTCAACACACAATCAATACCGTCTTGTACATCCTTTTGTGCTGGATGTATATTAAACCCGGCTTGTGATATTTCCTCTATTCTATCAGGTTCGGCAGAATCAGCGTAAATATTGTCATATTTGTTTGGTATCAATACATTCATTCTATCAATTAATTGTGCATTTGTCAAATGTTTTTCGTATAAAAGTTCTTTCTCGTATATCTGCGCATCCTTAAATCCAATAAAAAGTAATGCTGATGGGTTCTCATAGCCAAAATCTAATCCATATATAACCTCATCAAACGATTCAGGAAAATCACCTTCTGATATAATGTCATAATTATTATATATACGGTTTTTCAGCATAGCAGATAAACCTAAACGGTATATCTGATATTGCGTTTCGTCTACTTCTTTAAGTGCGTCAAGTTCCTCTCTATCCTCTTTGGTAGCGAATAAGTTATCATCAACTGTCGTGATTAAGATATTTGCGTGTTTTTGATACCGTTTATTCTTGTCATTTTCTTCATCAAAAAACAATTCCTTTGTCCAGTGGTAAAAATCATCCGGATTGTAGCTAAGGATTGTCTGCTTGTACGTATTGCGAACAGCCCGCATGCGCCTATTGACTTCAAGAAAATCATAAAAATTGAATTCTATTGCTTCTTCTAGCCAACAGGAAGTCACACCCACGATTGACTTTATCTTCTGTGGATCGTCCAGCCCGGAGCAGATGATAAACGTTCCGTTAGGAAAGGTTATCTTCATATCTGTTTCGTGGATATGGACTTTATCATATAATTCATACTCAACTAATCGCTTCAAGAACTCTTGCCATATTGACCGCCGGGACGTTGGATTCGATGTACGCAAACATAAAAAGCCCTGTATCTCTGGACATAAACACCGAAGGATAATCTTCTGTGTAATGAAATGGCTTTTGCCACTGCTTGATCCGCCCTGTAATACTAGATAACGTGAGCGATCATTGAGCAAAGGACGATATATGTCATTGATTATGAACTTCATTCGTCCTCGTCATCCTGTATTGGCTTGTTGTTGATTACCTCAGACGCATTAATAATCGTTAACTCCGACTTAACTGGATTGTTCTCTTGCCCACCGACATTGACACTCTGTGGAGGCTTGCCTTCCAGATGATCCCATAGGTGAATCCGTGTTAGTTTATCACCTTTAAGTGAGTCAAGCACAATCTTCTGTGCTAGTATCTCAACCGCCTTTTTCTTTGCTAGCTTTGGCTCTTTTGCGAACTCAGGAAACGTCTTGATGATCTGCTTCTCTAAGATTTTGCGTATTTCGTCATTGAGAGAGAATGACCCCTTCGGTCTGCCACCTTGACTTTTGTTTCCTTTAATAAATTTGCCCTTTTCATCTCTACCATCCATAACCCAATTTTACCGATTTAATTCGGTTAGTTCCTCATACCCTATCTTAACGCCTTCCCTCTCACAAAACACTTGCTCCGATGAATCTATGATGTCTAATATCCCTTCTTGTACTGTATTTGCTATATAATACATCATTATCGGTGGAACACAATTTCCTAACATTCCCCATTGCTGACTAAATGTTCCGAGTAACTCAAAATCATCTGGAAAAGCACATATCCGCTTTAATTCTGATATTGTTGGTGTAGCTGGTATATTGGGCATATACATATCAAGCGTTCCTGAATTGCTTTTGCAAAGTACCGTTCCTGATACATTATCAAAGCTTAATTTAATTTTATTAAAAGCAGATTTTTTGCCATTTTCCTTTTCATGTCCAACTGCAAGAGTTTTTCCTTCTGGAGTATTTTCCCACCATTTTTTCATTCTAGGTGATAAGTATTGCCTTTCTGCATTGTCAGGTACATAAAGATCACCAAAAGCATCCCTGACAGTATATCTATAATCTAAAGGTTTCGGATAACAAGGTTCTAAGTCTATATCATTTCTCACACCTTGAAATATAACCCTTTGTCTCATCTGTGGCACGCCAAGCCATTGTGCGTCAAGTAACCTTGCCTTGACGTTATAACCACAATCCTTTAATGCCTGTAATATCAGCTTGAAATAACCTTTTGCAGTTCCTTTAAGTAATCCTGATACATTCTCTGCTATAAAAACCTTTGGTTGTATTACTTTCAAGATTCTGATATATTCATCAAACAAAGTTTCATTCTTTTGCTTGATACCATTATCATACTGTTTGTCTTTGCCCCATCCCTTTTCACGCTTGCCAGCAGTTGAGAACGCTTGACATGGAGGCGAACCATCCATTAAGTCAAGTTCACCTTGCTTTAATCCAATACTTTCAAGAATCTCCTCTGGTAATACTTTCTTAATATCACGCCTGTCAACTATCGTGCCTTTATGGTTTTTCTCATAAGTATCAGCGGCAATCGGTATAAATTCATTTGCCCATAAGACCTTATAACCCGCTAACTTATATCCTAGACTTGACCCCCCACAACCTGAAAAGGTAGAAATGACATTATAACCACTCCATTCTATTTCAGATATTTCTTGCATAGATGGAATTTTATAAGGTGGTTTATTTTCCTTTTGGTTTTCCTGACCATTCATATCCACATTTTGGGCAACAATATTCTGTTTCAATATTATCTCCATATTCCTTAAAATCATCTGGTGATTCAATTTGTTTACTAAGTATCCTACCAGCCAAGTCATCTAAATCCTGAGAGTCAAACGCAAAGTCAAGGCTAGGGATATTCTGCTCTGATAGCTCATTGATAAGCTGTTGGAGTGATGAATCATCAAATATCGAATCATCACCGACTTTGTTGTCTGCAATTAAAAAGGCTTCTGCCTGCCCATCAGGCATATCAACTTCAACCATGTCAGCGCCTGTATACCCCTCAGCTTTCAATGCTTCTATGATTCCATGACCAGCCAAAACATAGCCTGTTGACTTCTGATAGACGATTGACCCTTTGGCAAAGCCATGTTTACGGATTAAATGTCTGAGTTTTTCTATCTGTTGGGGAGAGTGCAAGCGGGGATTCTTGGGATGTGGCGTGATTTCGTCAAATCGCTTTCTTACAAACATCAATTCTGCTGATTTTAATGAGTTATTCATTCTATTCTTCCGTTACTCGGCGGAACGAGAAATGTATAATTGCAAGCCCTGTCATGCTGTGGTTACATGACAGGACCGGGTGAAGGAGTAAACAATGGATGGTTCTTCTGGCGTTACCAACAAACGCCGGGTAAATTTTTATCAAAGTTGGTAGCGGAGGAAGGAATCGAACCTTCATAACCAAGTTTATGAGACTTGTCGGCTGCCATTGCCAACACACCGCAATAATTAATATCAATATTATTATAATCTTTTATTTTGATATGTCAAGAAATATTTTATTATTGTATTTACAAATACATTTAATAATTCTCGCAATATTTTTCTTACCTAAACCAAAACCTTTATTTTTTATACGACTAAGTTGCCCTATGTCAATATTTGCTATATTTGATAATTGTTGAAAATTGTCAATATTACAGATTTTCAAAACATAGCCTAGTTTATCTAAAACTGTTTGACCTTCCAATCCATTCCATATAAGTAAATATTTATTTTTTTTAATATAATCCATTTTTCCATGTCTATTCAGGAATAAACAAAATTGAACATAATCTTTATTTTGATTCCAATGTAAACGTGCATGATCATGACGATTGATACATTCATAATTTTCCATACAATCATTCAATGTATCTCCATCTTTATGATGAATAAAATAACCAACCGATATTTTACCATTCATTTTTTCCCATAACCATCTTGAATAAAGCATAAAATTCTGCTTATTGTTTTCCATCCAAAA